CGATGAACACGATGAAATACATGCTCGCGTTTCTCCCACAGCCGAGCGAAGTCAAGCCACCGATCCCGATCAGTCAGAAGCCGTGGATGCAGTGGAGAGAAGTCGAAGCTAACGAACGCACGTTCTGATACGGTACGTGTGTGAGTCAAACAAGGATTTGAACAATGTCTGACACTGGCAATCTGACCGACGATCCGCTTGACACGACGGATATCTTTGAAGCCGGACAAGAGAACCAAGAAGAACCTGAAGGTCCGCAGCCTCTATTCCGTGTGTATGAAGAGAGCAAGATTGTCGTAGGCAAGGCAGTTGGTCCTGCGTGGAAGAAGCGATACGACTCAGCAATTACCACGTATGAGCAAATCCATTTGGTGTGGGAAGAAGTGTTTCGGTATTACATCAACCATCAGGTCAAGGCTCAGCAGTCACCGATGGGTGTGTTCAAGCGTGGTGACAGCACCGAGAATATTATCTATTCCAATATCAACGTGATGCTCCCTGCCACGTACAGCAAAGACCCTCACTTTACTTGCTCAACGACAGATGCAGGCGACGAGAAGTTCTGTGAAGCATTGCAGGACGTTATCAACACGCTTGTCCGGCGTAAGGATAAGCTCGGTGCGAAGCAGAAGATCAAACGCGCCGCTGGTTTTGCGCTGCTCACGAACTTTGGTGTCTTGAAGTTTGATTGGACACGGAAGGATGATAGTCGTGAGATGGCGCAGCAAGAGATGTCCCGGATCATGGAGGCGATGGCTCGAACCAAAAAGCAAGAAGAACTCGACATGCTTTACGGTCAACTAGAGGCTCTAGAGCACAATATGGAAGTGCGGAAGCCTTCTGGTCCGGGACTGCATAACATATTACCGCAGAATTTGGTTATCGATCCGAATGCGGAACAGTCAGATGCGATGGACGCAGGATGGATGATTGAACGTACCATGCTCGCAACGAACTACTTGAACGCTCAGTTCACGAAGCCTGAGCCTGATAGTGAAGGTACGGCAAGTGCATCGCGCGTTCTTGTGTATAAGCCTACGCACAAAGCTGTGTTCGCTCCGGGTGAGGGTGAGCGTGATGACGGACTCGGAATAGTGATGAAGGCGATTGACTCAAACGCCGCTGTGACTGCGCACACGGAAGACGAACGCACTGCGTATCTTGAGATGTACTATACGGAGTGTTTCTATGTGTGGGATCGTGCCACGTCGAGGGTGATGTTATTTGCTGGTGATGATTGGGTCTGGCCTCTGTGGGTATGGGATGCCAAAGACTTGATGAACATCAGTCGGTTCTTCCCGTACTACATTATTGGTTATGGGTTTAGCACTGGTGGCACCGTAACCGTGGGCGAAACCGCATACGTGCTCGATCAGCAAGATGAAATCAATCAGATCAACCGGCAGATTGCGAAGATACGCAAAACTATTTTCAACTATTTCTATTACAACTCGAACAAGATCAATAAGGATGACGCGGAGAAGTTCTTAAAGGCGCTTATGGACCCATCAGATGATGGCGAGCATTTCCTCGCTGTGAAAGCTGGCGAACATAAAATTGCGGACCTTATCGAGTCCGTGAAGCCTCCTGCGATCGATTACGAAGCCTTGTTTGCCAAAGACCCAATCAGACAGACAATGGATAGGATGACGAACACGAACGAGGCGCTTCGTGGCACGCAATTCAAAGCGTACACGAATGAAAGCGCAGTCGAGAGTTATCAAGAAAGTATGCGGCTCAGTATCGGATCGAAAGTGGATGTGATCGAAGACACTGTTGCTGATTTGGCAATTTCAATTGCAGAGATGTGCGTGCAGCATTTGGATATGGATCAGGTCAAAGGCTTGATCGGTGAGGCAAAAGCCGCTGCGTGGAAGGAGATGAGTCTTGAGATATTCAATTCACAGTACACATTGCAATTGGTTGCTGGATCAATGGAGAAACCGAATAGTGTATTCAAGAAACGCGAAGCTATTCAGGCAGCACAAGCTATCGGTCAGTTTGCACAGGCCGCGCCGGGATCAACGCTTTGGATCATGCTCGACCTGTTTCAGCAGGCGTTTACGGATATCACGATCAAGCCAGAACAATTCGATTTGATGCGCAAGGAAATTGCAGCATCGATGCAGCAAGGCGTGAGTACAGGTGCTCAGGTTGGGGGTGCCGCACCGTCCGGTGGTGCTCCCGATCCAAATGCCCCTCCGGCGCAACCCGGAGGGGCAGGCGGATCACAAATAGAGCAGATACTCATGGCCTTGCCGCCTGAGGTAAAGGCGAAGATCATGGAGATGCGTCAGCAAGGTGTGCCTGCACAAGAGATTATTCAATTCGCTATCAAATCAGCGCAAGGTGGTGGACAAGGCGGACAAGCTCCTGCTGCGGCACCCATTGATGCACCACAAAGAGCCCCATCGGGCAACGTAGCCGTTTGAGTCAAACAGGGAGAGTGATATGGCACCGCGTAATGGAACGATGGCTGGAAATGATCCTGCTGCAAGTCTTGGACTGACAGCAGAAGACCTTGGCGTGTCGGATGACGATGGTGACTCCGGTATTGAGCTTGATACTGGTGATGAAGGTGACGATTTAGGCGATGGTTTAGGTGATGACCAAGGCGAACGCGAAGGCCGTTCTGGTCAACGTGGAGAAAGAGAGGCTTCCGATGTTGACATGGGAGAGGGTCAACGCCCTCAGAGAAGGGCTCGCGATCAATTCGGACGTGAACCGAAGCAGAAACAACAGCCTCCACAGCAGCAGCAGCGTCTTCCCGCATCGGCCGAAGTCAAGCCTGACGCGAAGGGGAACCTCGTTGATGCACGAGGAAACGTTGTTGCCCGAGCGGGTAAAGAAGCCCGTTTCTATCAACAGGCGGCGAATGCCTCACGACAATTACAGTCCGTTCAAGCGCAGGCCGCTGCACATGTGAGTGATTTGACGAACCGTTTGCAGCGTGCAGTTGAGATTGGCAAGGAGGTTTATAGTCGTTTCGAGACACTTCAAGCCCAAAACGCTCATATAACGAAGCTTGGAATATCCCCTCAGGAACAACTTGAGGCGATGCAACTTGTGGCTATGTCCAAGAGTAACCCCGTCCAAGCGTTGAAAACGTTGTTGACAAGAGCCGCTGCAAATGGTATAGATTTAAGTGAGCTTGGCTTGAACGGTGGGACAGATATGAAGTCCCTCGCGGACATGCTGAGAGGCGAAATACAACAACAGATGCAACCCCTTCGTCAGCGCACCGAAGCGGAGCAACGCCAACAACAACAACAGAGAGAGCAGGAACAGGCATTTAACGGTGCCAAAGTTCATGTAGCTCAGTTCTTTGCGCAGAACCCGGATGCGAAGCCTTACCTTCCGGTGTTGGATAGCGTTCTTCAGCGTTATCCTCAGATGTCGCTCGGAGAGATTTGGGCGAAGCTGCAACTGCACCTTGCACAACGGCAGATGCGAGGTCCAGCCCCTGAAGACCGAACCCGCCAACGCGGTGCATTCCCAACTGGACGTGGGCGCTTACCCGCCCGTGCGAAGAGTCAAATGGCTGACGTGAACTTGTCGTATGAGCAGATCGCTCGGCAGGTAATGTCAGACGCAGGAATGTAACCCGTGAGACGAACAGCTACGGATAGTTGTTTGACTCACACAGCAGAGAGCAAACCACATGGCCGCGCTTGATACAGTGGTTCACGCGATGCTGACGCGGAGTCGGGCGAAGCTTATCATGGCTTCCGCGATTTCGGGCACCGTGAGCGCATACCTCCACGCAAAGAAGCGTGTCATCGTTGAAGACGGTGGTCCGCAGATTTCCAACCCGTTGATCGTTGGGCTCAATCCCAACGTGACGTCGATGCAGTACTACGACCAACTGCCCATCGATCAGACGAACGAGTTCACGACGGTCGAATACTTCATGTCCCGCGTCGTTGGTTCTCTCATTATCTCGGATCAGGAAGACGATGAAAACCAAGGCCGTGCGGAAATCTTCAAGATCATCACGGGCAAGATCAAGGCACTTGACGAGAGCATCTCGCGTCAGTTTGCCACGTATCACACCAGCGTTGGTGCGGGAACTGACCCGAATGGACTCGGAAATCTTATCGTTGCGGACCCAACTACGGGCAGCGTCGGCGGCATTAGCCTTGCGGCTGAGAGCCAGTGGCGCAACTCCTCGTACAACTTCGCGGGTACACTGACCCCGGAGAATATCGAAGAGGCGTTCGACGATATCATCGAACTGGACCTGAACAGGAAGTCCGATGGTCAAGCATCTCCGAAGCCGACCGTCATTTTCGCAGGACGGAACATCTATCGGATGCATAAAGCGGCTGCTCGCGACAAACAGCAGATCGCTCTCAATGCAACCGGAACTGGCAAAGCACTCGTCAATCTCGGTATTGTTGGGACCACGCACAACGGTGTCCCGCTCCTTTTTGACGAGAAGCTCCCGGCGAACGTCTGCTACTTCGTCAACGAAGAATATCTGACCCTTCACGTTCTCAAAGGCGTGAACATGAAGGTGAAGAAGCTCGTCGCTCCGTGGGACATGGATGCCATCGGCCGCCGTGTCGTGTGGGAAGGTCAACTGTGTACGTGGCGTCAATACAGGACGCATGCGTACCTCACCAACTGAGGCACCTATGTCGGACATTTCAGTGATGCGCAATCGCACCGGGGCACGGCTTGCCTATGTCGTTGTGCATCTCGAAGGCACCGTGAAGCGAAAGCAAGATCGGTACGAGGCTGGCAAGGGTCTTCAGGAAGTCATCATCGAGGAAGATGCGGGTTATCTCGTATACTTCCCTCGTGGTCACGTTGTCAGGCTCAAAACGCCTGAAGACTTGAAACACTACAACCTGCGTCTTGGTGAAGCTCCAATCATCAATATGCAGGGCTTGAGTGATCCAAACAG